GCAAGAGTTTATAACTTTGATAATCGTAATCCACGAATTATAGGTCAAAGACAACCACAACAAACGCTTATATCTACACCAGCGCCAACACCACCTATACCCGGTTTGATATTATGCCAACAGTGCGTCGATTTTACTGAAATAGATTTACATCGTAGTTCCGCAATTGTATTATCCTGTATGGATTTCAGATTGAGAGACAATTTAGATTGCAATCTTACACATATGGGGTATAAAAATAATTACGATGAGTTTATTTTAGCGGGTGCTAGCTTGGGATACAATGGTTTACTCGATTATAACTGGCAAACATGCGCAGATGCTCATATTGAACTATCTCGTGAATTACATGAAATAACCGAAATAATACTTGTAGATCACATGAGATGCGGTGCCTACAAGGCCAAATATGGCAGCATTAGTGCCATCGAAGAATATGAATATCACCGCGATAATTTAAAGAGTGCCGCTCAAACAATAAAACAAAAATATCCTTCATTTACTGTAAAAAAATTTATTCTTTCAATTGACGGTGGATCAATTGTTGATGTAGATGCTTATGCTGGCGGTTTTCCGTTTTTAGAGTTTTAATTCTCTGGTCTATACGGGAATAATTTTAGTAAATTGGTGTTATAAATAGAGAAATTTGGGTTGGAACTATTGGCTCCCACTCCATTTCCAAAACACATACCGCCTCGCTGCTTACGCGTATGTCCTCGAGACTTTTTCCCACGACGACTCTTTAATATTCGTCGTTTAGACTTCTTCCTCATTTGTTTCGTCATAATATATTAACAATAGATTAAATATATTATAAGCTTAGTTACTTGTTATAATTTCAGTTTGTTATTATAATCTTAGTTTGGCTTAAAATCCCCCGGGGAATTTGACCAAGTTGGCACCGATACCGAAACCAGCACCGGAGCGTGCAGTAGCACCCATGCTAGGGACATAGGTGTCAAGAATGCTGAATGTGGCGGCAGCAGTCAAGGCAATCAACACGATTTCCTCAATATTCAAGGAACGTTTAGGAATAGCATAGGCAGCAATTGCCACCATTAAACCCTCAACAAGATACTTAATGATTCTCTTAACAAGTTCAGCGACGTTAATCAATCCGTTCATTATACTAAATCAAAAGAAAAAAAATATATATATTGCGATAAAAAACTTAAAATTAAATACTCTAAATAACTAAATGGATCGATCCAAAGGTAAAGGTGTTGAAAGAAAGCAACTTAACGGCAAGCCCAATCCCAAATATGTTGATTTGTTGGAGGAGGATAAACCAATTGCTGGTCAAAAGTTCGCATGTATATCATTTTGTTCTCCCGAAAAAATTCTCAAGGAAAAACAGGTGTTCTTGTTCGAGGAATTCCTAAAGGGGTGGGATTTTAGTAAATCAATGGAGAAGTTTGTTCAGTTTCTAAACTTTGTTTCTTATAAATACAACGTTTCGTTCGACGAGGTTTCTAATGATTTTAAGGAGTTTGTCAAGGAGGAGCGTGAAACACTTATCAAATCCAGCATGGATGACGACTACAAGACATTTATTGATAAGAATGAAGATGAGTTACAGAAGAAGTTTGATATCGCGCACAACTTTCAAACAAATACTCGCGGTTTAAAAATTCGCGGCTCTTACCCTTCACAAGAAGAGGCTGAGTTGCGTTGTAAACTATTGCGTGAGGCAGACCCGAATCATGACGTTTATGTTGGTCCGGTTGGTATGTGGATGCCATGGGACCCTGAAGCATACAAGACTGGTCGTGTTGAGTATATGGAGGATGAACTAAATCAGTTGATGAGTGAGAAGACGAAGAATGAGGCAAACGCCAAGAGTGCTTTTGATCAGCGCGTCAAGGAGACGAAACAAAAGGCAATCGACGAAAATATCAAGGCTGCTGAGAAGTCTGGAAATACACTAACTCAAACCATCGATGAGAAGGGCAATTTGGTCGGCGTAAATAGCGCGAACACACAGGAATTCGCTCTTAGAGAACAAGAGAATATTTCTACCGCTGATATTTGTATGGAATTGTTTGAGGGTGAAAATATTGTTTCTGGTAAAACGGATAATGGTGCGAGTCAATTAGTCAGTGGACCATTCGCTCAAAAAAACAACCTTGAACAGGTTGATTAAAAACTCCGGAAAATTAAATGATAACAGTATTAAAAATAAACATATAAAAACGTTTTATAAATAATATAAAAATGAAAATTTGTTATATTATTTCTACTTGCGATAAGTATCTCGATAATCGAGTCAAATTTCAACTTGATTCATGTTTAAAGCACGTTCCAAATGAGGATATTTATTATCTAACATCTAGACCCGATATCTCGAAGAGGCAATTTGGATGGTATGCTATGGACGATGACAAAAACATAACATGGAAATATATCCATTTTATTTATAACATGAATATACCACATTATGACTGGTATATATTTATCGATGATGACACGTTTGTTTATAAAAACAGACTGCAAAATTTATTAACAAATTATAACTGTGAAGATTGTTATTACATTGGCAAAGAGTTAGATCATATAAAGAGAGAATTTTGTTTGTATATGTCCGGAGGGGCTGGATATGCTATATCAAACGCGTTATATGCCAAAATTACAACCTATGTAAAACAAAATGGAATTAATAATTGTTTTAAACATTGGTGCGACGACTTGTGTATTGGGTTGTGGATACAAGAGATGTCAAAAGATACAAAGATAAATCAAATTAACAGCGATTTATTCAATGTAGGTCTGCATGCGAACGAAATGGAATTACAAAACGCAATAACATTTCACAAGGTTACAGCAGAAGATCAATTCATCTTTTATAACTCAGTAGAAGATGCACAAGTGATTATAACAGAAGAGAGAAACAAAGACTCTACTGTATTTACACTAATCACTGACACGGGTTACTTTGTCCGAGCCAAACGAACCATTATTGATTTGAGGACAAGGGGCAACTGGCGTGGTCAAATTGTTTTAATAACTATTGGGTTCAGTGCGAATAAAAATTTTATGGAGTTTTATAATGTAACCGAAGTGTCATTCCCTTCGATAGATAAGAGCAATCTACTTGAAAAAATTGGGTTCAATGGGTTTATAGATACGACGGATAAGAGAGAAATTAACAAATTAAACCAATGGGAAAAATTACACGTATTCGACGAATATTTTATGCGGTGGTCTCGAGTTGTATATTTAGATGCGGGGCTTCGCGTTCTAGATGATGTTAAATATCTACTTGAACTCGAATATAAGGATAGAATATTAGCTCCCAAGGATGGGAAATTACATGATGACACATCGTGTTTTAAATGTCAATTGAGTTACGATAATCCCGACCTGATAGCCAATCTGCAGCGCGAATTCGGCGATCAAATTTTGACTTCGAATTATATGCTTAATTGTATGTGGATATATGATACAAATATACTGCGACTATGCGACAAGACGCAACTAATAGAAGCGATGAATAACTATACCTTGTGTAAAACAAATGAAATGGGAATTATGAATATAATGTTACATTTTAAATATAACTTATGGGAGCGGTTGCCTATTAAAGCGTCAAACGGTAAGATTCTATTTGATTGGTGCGAATTAAATAACCCTGGGACAAAATGGAGCGATTATTGTTATATTAAATATCCAGTGACAATTAGTTTTGAAGATTGTTAGCTTATATTTTGTTTTTACTTAATTTGGCGTATCTTTATTTTTCAAAATCCGCCTTATTTGGGAAATATTTTTTAAAAAATGACAACATCTGAGATGCGACAATTTTTCTTTTTGCGGGATCTGTTTCTACATCATTTATACAAAAAAACTTGGGTCGTCTATTAATAATGTCATTCAGTCTTTCTGAAAAGTTGTCATTTGCGGATGATAAGTAAAATAATGTATTGTTTTCATTGTTGACAAGTTTTGCCTTCTTATGTAAATACATAAATTCTGCTATCGGGTAGTGTATTTGCTGACAAGGCGAAAGCAAGTTATTCTTTTCGCAAATATCATACCCTTTGTCCTTTCGTTTTTTTGTCATACGTATCCAATCTATATAATCAGAGTACGTGTTATTAAAATCCAATACCAAATTTTTAATTAGTGAAATAGGAATGTGTTTGTATAACTTATCCGCACTTTTTGGTACATCAAATAGTAATTTATTTTCACCAACACCCCTGACTATATTTCTCGTATGTATCGAATAATCATCTATTAATGCTTTGCCATCAGTTGTAAAGAAATCTGTATATTTTACCCTTCTGCCTAAAAATATGTCGTCATTAAAATATATATAATGATTCGATAGTCCAGGAATGTTTGCGATGGTTGTTTCTATCGCGTTTGAATTTGTGTTTGGTAAATATTTTTCTAATGGGAATGTTTCTGAATGCTCAACGATTATTATTTTACTGTTGTCCTTGATCCAGCTAGGTTGTTTCGCACTATTCATCAAAATAAATATTTTATTCACCCATGGAGCGAAAAAATGAACAGATCGCAAGCTATATTGTAGTTCGTGATTATATCCCAATCTTCTATCATTTGACACGTCTTCGCCCTTCCATGTATAAACAACATCAATTGGGAATGGAGTCGCGCGCGTCATTGAAGTCCGTTTAATAGTTTTGTTACGAGGCTTTTTATTACTTTTACTTTTATTTGTAACGCCCATCATATGATATATTATGTGATAATATATTATATATTATATTTGAATATAGCGAATTTTCTACCAGAAGTCGCTTTCCCGCCTGGGAAAGCAAGATTTTTATAAAAGCGGACTCTTGCTTTCTACCACTTACTCGCCTTCTTCACGCTAATTTTGGGTCCACCGCCTCGCTTCTTGGCAGCATTTGGGTCATATTGTTCTTCCTCTTCGTCGTCCTTAAGGTTTTTAGAAAGGTCCCAGAATTCCTTTGACCCCAATCTAAAGTCTCCGTGACTGTCTGCTTTATACCAAAATACCTGGTCATGCAATTTATTTGATTTTGAGTTGTTATTAATGACCAAACACTCGTAATTTTCGGTACATTGGTCCATTACCTGACAAAAGCTCTCAAATGTGGGGAACATACCCGCATAATTTTCATAGATTCGTTTTCTGTTTGCGATATAATTCTCTCTAAGAATGAAAACATAATCAATATTTGTTCTCAGTGTGGGCGGAATACCTAAGGGATATTGCATAGTTATCACCAACATTACCTTCCAATGTCTTCCGTTCATAAAAAGCAAACGCATTAATTTATCTCGCGACCATGTATTGTCATAGAGACAATCATCTAAAATAACAAAAGCTCTTGGATCAATATTACTGCGTTTATATGTCTCCATTTCCTTTTTAATTTGTTTAAGAACGGTTCTCTGTCGTTTTAGAATATTTTCAATGATAGCCGAATTATACTCGTTGTGAACGAATAACTTGGGCACCATTTTTGCGTAAAAACCGTTACCCTCCTCCGTGCCCGAAATTACTGTTCCAATTGGAATATCCTGCTGATAATATAATAAATCTCTGACCAAGAAAGATTTTCCAGTGTCTCTTTTACCAATCAAAACAACAACCGGACCCTTATTTTCATTTGGCTTAAAGCTGATATTTTTCATATCAAATTTTTTTAATTCTAATGTCATTTTAATAACCTGATAAAATAAATATATTATGCTAAACGAATTTAACAGAACGAGAGCACCTCAACAATTACATAATTACTAGAAGATGCCGATATAACGAACAAAAAGTGTTTTAGACATACAATGAGTTAAAAACACATATAATTTATATATTAATTAGCTAAAGTATGTTGATTAATTATCAAAAACGAAAGAACCTCGAACTTTTTAATAGTTTAGCAAAACCAAACTCTTTATTTATGTCAGAAATGCAAAATTATATACCAATTTATACGCGATTTTTTTCATTGAACGATACCAATTATAACGGCATAAACTTGAATCATGAATGGTATCTTTCCGACGCGAATAAGTTTGAAAATGACAATAATATATACAAGTGCAAAGTTAAGAACACAAATAACAATAAACAAAAGGAAGTAATGGGTTTTTTTAAAATGGCGCCCTTATTGGATCCATATAAATATTTGATAGGTAAATATAATGTCAATGATGAAAATTTGTTTGTATTGCCTCAATTAACATCAAGCGATTTAGACTGTAACGCAAAATTTGTAGACCCAAACAATTCAGCATATGTCGATGGTTTTTTTACCTTCTTGACAAGCGGATTGAAGCAAACCCATAAATTTTCACATGGAATTGATTACTACGGTTCCTTTTTAGGAATTAAGAATGATTTCATGTTTAATGTATATGACGACATTGATTATTTAAACAATTCCGATTTCTTTAATAAGAACAAAAACCTCCTATTTAAAATTGACGATTATGACCATTTGATCCAAAATGAAAATCCGGTTTTAAAACCAATCAAGATACATACTACAAGCGCCATGTCGCAATTATCCGCAAAATCCTTCAACAATGAAATTTTTGATAATGTGTTTGAAGAAAATACGATCGGCCTGGATAATTTAAAAGAAAATGATATTATTAATTTGTCTGATCTGACTGATTTAGTTGATCTGACTGATTCTGATATGCTTGACAACAAAAGCACTGATCGAGTGTCACTAAAATCAAACTCAACATGCTCGTCAAGATCGTCATATACAAATGATAGTACTGATGGAGCTGTCGAAGACGAAGATGTTGTAGAGGTATGTCAAGATGGTGTAAAAAATAATGATGCTAATAGCGACTGCGAAGAGCAGGTAGAAAATAATAGCGATGATAGCGGTGAATGGGAAGACGACGACTCTGATGATGAAGAGGAAGAGAGAATTAACGCAACTATTCCGAAATTTCCGGTTCAGGTTATAAGTATGGAGTGTTGTGAAAATACATTCGACGATTTAATTCTAAAGAACGTCGAACTAAGCAACGAGGAATGGTTTTCTGCGCTTATGCAAATAATTATGATTTTAATTACGTATCAAAAGGCATTTAATCTAACGCACAACGACCTACACACGAATAATGTTATGTATAATCATACCAATAAAAAATTCATTTATTACTGCTACAAAAAGAAGTACTATAAGGTGCCAACATTTGGTCGCTTGTTTAAAATTATTGATTTTGGAAGAAGTATATACAAGTTTAACGGTAAATTGTTCTGCAGTGACAGTTTCCAAACTGGCGGCGACGCGGCAACTCAGTATAATACAGAACCTTATTTGAATGAAAAGAAGCCGAGATTGGAACCAAACTACAGTTTCGATTTATGCCGCCTAGCCTGTTCTATATTTGATTACGTGGTTGAGGACACTGAAGAAATTAACAAATTGTCCAAGTGCGCAGACCCAGTTAAACGATTGATCGTCGAGTGGTGTTTAGATGATAAGGGTATAAACATGTTGTATAAAAACAATGGCACTGACCGCTACCCTGATTTTAAATTGTATAAAATGATTGCCAGATGTGTTCATAACCACACACCTCAAGCTCAATTAGAAAGGCCAGAATTCAATGCGTTTTCCGATTTTAAGGGCGCTGTCCCCGATGATGTAATAGACATTGACAGTATTCCGTCATATGTATAAGAATTTAGCATTTTATAAGTGAACATTTCGTTTTTGTTCATAATACAATAATATTATTGTATATTATGAACTCATTTGGATTTATCATAACAAGACACGTTAACTCTGAAAAGTCAAATAAATATTGGAATAGGTGCGTTAAGTTATTACGGACGTTTTATCCACATAGGCAAATTGTTATTATTGACGACAACAGTAATTATGCTTTTGTAAAATCAGACGCAGATTATAGAAACCTAACTATAATACAGTCTGAATTCCACGGAAGAGGAGAACTGCTGCCATACTATTATTATATTAAAAATAAGTTTTTTGAAAATGCGGTGATTATGCACGACAGTCTTTTTTTACATAAAAGAGTCCCATTTGAAGCATTCAATGGCAGGTCAGTTTTGCCATTGTGGTTTTTTAACCCAGATAAAGAAGATATTAATAATTCTATAAGAATTACAGAGGGTCTACGCAATGCGCAACATGTCCAAGAGTCCCTTAAACTAACCGAGTTGACAGTATTCGGGTTGAATCACAATAAATGGTCCGGTTGTTTTGGTTGCCAGGCCTATATAAATCACGGCTTCTTGTTACAGATAGAAAACAAATATCGCATTACATCTATGTTAGACACGATTAAAATCCGGAGGGATAGATGCTGCTTAGAGAGAATATTGGGGTGTATATTTTCTAAAGAAAACCCAGGTTTGGTAAATAAAAAGGGAGCATTTGGGAACATAATGGATGTATATAAGAGTTATGAATACACTTTTGATCATTATATGACTGACTTAAAAAAAGGCACTCTACCAGCATATGTTATAAAAGTTTGGACTGGCAGGTAAATTATATTATACAATAATTCGTTATCGTATAATGTTGTAGAATGTCGTATTCAGGTTTATGGATATAAACTGACAATAACAGACCTTATGAGCTCCGGGTCTGTAACCTTTAATTTTAAGAGGCGCGGCTCCATTGTTTCCTTTTCTGCTGCGACTTGTTTGCCGCGTTGTCTCTGTAACCCCTTATTCAATGGTAAAATAGCACGTTTAAATTTTTCTAAAAATCTTTCGCAGTCAGGAATAGTGGTTGTTTTATACTCTGGGTCAGTTATTGGTTTGTGTTGAGTCAGCAAATTTTTAAGTTCCATGTACTTGGCGTAATAGTAAACCTTTTCATCCAATAATGCGCCCAAATTTGGACATCTAAATAATACCTTTGTATTTAATTCGGAAATAAAAAAGGAATAATCAGTTGCTGTATCAAAGTGCTTCATTACATCTTCAGGCACCTTCTTAAAATCAACGTCTGAGAACTGTCTAAAATCATCTATCATCATATTTTTTCTATGGTCGTATTTTTTTGACTCCTTAACATAACTTAGCTTGAAAATGAATGGGTTCGCCCGTATATTCGCCGGATTTGGTGGAAGAACGGATATGTTGTATTTTGTTTCTGGAGATTGTAAAAACCATTTTATTAGATAAGATATGTGTCCTGCTAAATTCTTTACATTATTCTCGACGTATGGAATATCCGCATTGGGTATGATTAAAACGTCGATATCCTCTGTTTTGTACTCACCCATTTCTGCTATTCCTTTTAACACTAGCTGAACTGCCTTTCCCCCTTTAAATAATACTTTGTAGTCCTGCCCTATCATTTTATACGACACAATTCCAAAAACAAGTAAAGAAGCACATAGTAATATATTAAAATGAGAGAAATCAATATCTTGATCAGACATGAGTGTCCCATAAACTTCATATGGGTCGTTTTTTGTCTGCGTATAATAAGTTGGTATGATCGTTTTAATAATCCCGCACACGCTCCATAGTTGTGTGGCTTCTCTCGTTTGTTTATCAATCATTATTTCGTTATCCTTGCTCAACATTACACGCAGTGCTTGACGTAATATAGTCATTTCATTCTCGTTAAAAATTGGTTTCCAAAACTCGGGTTCTATATCAGCAGCATATCCTGTTTCGGGTAGCTCAGTTGGGATTGCCAATTTTACAAGAGGAATTGGCCGTTGTGGTGCGTGAATTTCTTCGATTTCTTTGATTGCTTCCTCTATATGAGCATCATCTACAGTGGGTTCCTCTATGCGTGGTTCCTCTAATGACATAGGAACAATAGGAATAGGTTTCGCATCGGCTTCCCATTTCTTCTTAAGCGCAACCAAGGCCTCCTTCTGTTCAGGGGTTAGTACTGATATGTCTGCGCCATTATCTAATAAGAAATCAACCAATTCTTTATCTTGTATTTTAACCGCACTTGACAATGCGGATGTTTTATTGGTGTAATCGGTGAGATTGATATTCCCTTTTTTGTTTATAAAAAAGGTTGCTATCTGCCTTTTAATATCGGAATCATCTATATTCTCAAAAATAACAACTAGTAACGGAGCAAATGCTATTATTCCCGGGGAATTTCGTTTATAAACCGGAACCATATTATGTGTGAGTGGGATTAATGTGTTTATTCCTAATGGGGTCTTTTTTATTAATCTTTTAAATGCTGCTACCCCCTCGTTCGGGTCCTTTTTTAGGATTTCAAACGCTTTCATAAATTCTGCTCTAAACGCATTCTTAAAATTCATCTCCTCTTTTGTGAAAATTACTCCTCCTGTCATTTTTCGTTTCCTCGTTTTTATCGCAGTCCTACTTCTCGTAGCACGCCCTCTTTTTCTACGTGTCTTATCTTTGATATTTTTTCTTGTATGTTTCCGTATAAATTTTTTTGTATTTATTTTCATTATATAATAGTATAATAAAAATTTCTTTTTCGTCTAAAAGCCAGGGTTATCGGTAAAGATTGGTGTTACGCTTGACCCCCCATGCGTTACTGGTTCAATTTGGTTCAATATAAAATGCCCTGAAACGACGCTAAAATATACCACAAGAGCATCTCGAATTAATAGTTTGAGTGGTTTGCTCTCTCTTTCAATAAATCTCATTTCAATAAATTTCGCAATCAAGAATACTACCGAGATGACTGCCGCAATAATAAATATATTACTCATTTAAAATACTAAAGCAGATTCTAAATTACGTTTTTACGCAATTAATCCAAAATTTCAATTTCATCAATCAACAAATCGGGCAACAAGTCAATCGACGGTTCTTCAATATTATGAATATCTAAAGCATCTAGATTAAATGGCTGAGTAGAGATTTGTAATTTGGGGGAATCATCATCATCCTCCTCTTCATCTTGTTTCCTTTGTTGTGCTCTAACACTACTGATTTCTTCTAGACGTGAAATATTCTTGGGTGCGTTAACATTTGATACAGCTCCGTCCTGAGATTGTACATAATCAATATCATTAAAACTCAAACGACTCGACGGGGCAGGTTGCTGCTCAACCATTGCCTCAACATTTGGTGCCTTACCAGCTACCACCTCCTTTATAGGTTCGTCGATTATTTGTTCATTTACTTCCTCAATTACATCCTCTTCAACACTTTCATCCATATAAGCCTTCAGGATTGCCTCAACCGGGATACTCTCTCTTAATGTATTTAATATACATTCTTGCACAATAATCTCTAGCTCTCTGTGATTTTTTTGAATCTGTAAAGGAGGCAAATTTACCTCGAACAAATAAACATTCTTGTAAACCTTTCTGGCCACGTTGATATATGTTTTATGTAAAAATTCGTCTAGCTTTGGAATATTAATATCAATCTTTTTCTGCTTTTGTCCAACCCGCATAGCAGTTAAAATTTTTAGCTGGATAATATGAACACATGTAATAAGTTCCTCTAAATAAGAACATCCCGACTTTTCACAAATTCGTTTTCTCTCCGTCTCAATAATCTGTGCGTTCCATTTGGGTATTCTAGATATAAGGTTCTGAAAAGTCATCAAATATTTGTTCGTCTCGCCGTTATCCTTACACAACTTTAAAGATTCGTCTAAAATAGATTTATATCCGTCAATGATTAAAGGTGTCAAAATTGTTACTAAACGAGATCCCCATTCGTTTTTCGATTCGTGAAGAGCGCTTCCATTGAAATCATCCATTTACATAAAACTTATATTTTCTAAAGCCAGTTCTGAACTTAAAAAAATGAAATTCAATATAAACAACATTAACAGTTTCTCATTTCTAAATTCGGTTCTCACACGATTAAAGCAGACAAGATATTCATATCTTTTTTCATCGCTCAATACATCGTCCATAAATTTCGGGTTTTCTATTAAATTTATAATGTCTAAACCGCTATATGCCTTTTCATACAATTTCACACATAACAATATCATATCTTCGGGCTGCGCCTTCTTGTTTACATACTTTAATAGTTCCTTTTCTAAAAAATCAATACGTCGCGACTTTACAGGTTTCAATTTAAACAGCTCATTAAGATTATACTGATATAAATTTATAGCCTTGCCATTTATGACTGGTGATGGAACATATATTTCACAAAATCTGGATAAGATGGGTTTCATCAAGTTATATTTATCTTCGGCTACAATAAAGAATCGGGTGTTATGACTAAACAACTCAATACATCTACGCAGAGCCGACTGAGCATCCATTGTTAATTTATCGGCATTCAACAGAACAATACTTTTAAACACATTACCGCCATTTGAATTTATATGTGTTTTTGCGAAAAACTTCAACTCGTCACGAATAAATTTGATACCCTTTCCATGCGAACAATTTACATACATTACAAATGCCTTTATTTTATCCTTGTCACCGTCATAAATTTTCGATATAAATTCATTTACAATAGTTCGTTTTCCACTACCAGTCGCACCGTGAAAAAGCAAATTCGGAATTTTATGGCTCTCATAAAAAAAACCCAACTTATCTTTTATATTTTGATGGATTTGTAAGGACATTCTGACTTATTATATTTTGCGACGTGTTTTTATATTTTAATAGAACGTAAATGATAAAATATAAAATTTGTTATTTGGGAGGAGATTATACCGAGCTAGTCAATGAATGTGTGTATGGGTTATTTTTAAAGGCAGACAATATATCAGGCTGAATACGGTCACAACTTGCGCATTCGTTGTAGTATTGTGGTGCTCGAATTGCGCCGTATGTATTTACAGACGGGGGGAGCCCAGATAATCTGGAAAACGCCGGATTGACTCTTCCATCTAAGCGGTCAGTATCGCTCTTAATCGTTGTCAAATGCATCTGTTGATTAAACACCTGTGTTCCACCTTGGTTTGGTCTATTTCCAATAGTAGAAGACTTTATGTCGTTATTATGTTGTCTATAAGCAGCCTCATAGCTCATGTCACCATAACCAGTAGCAGCGCCACCAGCTGCGGTATAATATTGACAACTGGTAGAATCTCTCTGTGTTGAATCGGGAGCAGTATAATTATTAACATATATTCCCTCCTTTTGATTGTTAATACGGAATGTGGGAGCATAAAGGGTTGTTTCTTTGACGGTTGTTGCTGTGGCGTCCTGGGGATTATACACATATCCCTTTGGCACGGCTGATGTTGCCTCACCATAAATGCGAACGTTATTAATTGTTTCGTCTTTACGAGTTGGTTTTAACAAGTCCATCAAAGGCGCAATGACCGCTCCAATGGCTCCACTAAACCCGCTTCTCAATGTTTCGGGTTGTCTTACAGTGCTTCGGTTATTTTCATAATTTGTATGGCTTCGCAAAAATATATCTTTATCTGTATGGTTGCCTTGCCCGGTAGCCCTTGAATGGTTTACACCGCAGGACAAAACCTCGTGGCGTTTTGAGGGCTCAAAGTTTTCTGGCGCGGTTGCCGCCTTAACATCTGTCGCACCCGCAGGACCCATATATTCAGTTTCAATGTCGTTGCGTCTAACCACACCCATCTCCTGAATGGGTCTTAGGGTTTCTCCCTTTTCTGCGCCAGTAGTTGTTAACCAACGATCCTGAGTATTGATAAAAAATGTATCGGGGCGCTGTTTTTCCACACGACCCAACATTTGAGTTGTCGGTGCGGTTTTAATAAAGGAATTCGCAGGTCCCTCGTGATTTACCAGCTCATACTCTAATTTAGGGTTGGTTTCAACTCGCAATTGGTCGACCGTCTTGGGTAACCACTTATCACGAGCCTCCATACCCGAATTATATCCGTTGCTGCCATTTATTCCGTATCCCTGGTCAAGTCCAGGACCGACCATAATGGTATCAAATGGCTTCACATTGTTATTTTTCATTGCTGGGTTTACTCGTGACTGATAGAAGTCGCTCTGGTTCGGCATACCATAAGCCCACTGAACGTTATCTTCAGGCTTAAATAATGGGGCCTGCTCTATCTTCTTAATTACCTGAGAACCTGAACCGATCATATTATCCAACACCGATTCCGTAATATTCATATCATATGTGCGACCCTTTACCTTACCACCATTAAACGGAACCATATTATTATGTTTAAACTGATCTGAATTTAAATAATTGCCAGTTAATGAATACACTTCTTGGGGATTTTGTCCTACTGGTTTGTGATTCCTTACCTGTTTTTCATATAAATCCTGGTTGAAATATTTATCAGTCGCAACGTTTGGATTAGGATATTCCTGAACGGTATCTACTAACTGATTTATATTCGACACTGGAAAATTCTGAGGGGGAATATTTGTGTTTGGCAAATAATTGTCGGTTCTTACACCTAAATTGCTTCTTATTCCCATATTTGTAAATTTTTCCCTTCTGCTTTGTTTTATTTCATTTTTACTAGTATTTTCGTTTGATTGATTTGATACAACATACATACCACCTAATGCTATTAAAGGGATTGCTATTTCCATATTTATATATATAGAGTATTATATTTTATTCATATAATAATCTAAATTACTTGGGACGGGCTAGTCTTAATTACCTGGTTTGGCAAGAATTCGTTTGCTGGCACGTTGTAGGGCCGCCTACATAACCGCCTCTAATTAAACTGAAACTTGAAGGGAGGTCGTTCTTGGTTTCGTCCATAACACAAACTCTCTTCGGAGTAAAGTAATCTTTCTCTAAAATTCGTGTGCTTAAATTATTCTGAAACGGCATACATGTATTTGCTTGCGGGTTTAGTGGTGGGTATTGCCAATCGACTTGTTCTAAATCGCGATACCACCACGCGGGATTTGTCGCTCTTGACTGTTCGGTGAACAGATTGTTACATGTTGGATACTTAATGGGTTCATTTGGAACATTATACTGTATATAATTGTCTTTTCCTAAACAATCACGCCCGATTTGTCTATTTACACCACGTAGATCACTTTCTAAATTTATGGTGTTTGTTCTTAAATTGCCTCCCCATTTTTGTATAATAATTTGAGGATCCTCTATATAGCACGGATTCGCACCGTTGCCAGGAACATTTAAAATCCACCGTCCGGGGTCTGTGGATTGCTGTAATGATTTTTTCGTTCTACAGTCGTCATATTTAAATCGGGTGCTGGCCATATTATATTTATAATATATATTTATTTATTTATTTACAATTTAAAAAATTCCTCAAATAATAAGTATGGAGCTTATTTTAAACAACACCAAAACACCGACATTATGTTTAAATATGATT